CAGCACCCAAGTATGCCAATCAATCAAGAGAGGCAGACTCGTGTAACTTTTGGTGGTGCCGGAAAAACAAAATAATCTTTTTGAGATTCCTATCCATCGCTAACTAACAAACCTTTAAGGAGGATAACAATATGGCTAACGCAGATAGCTACTATGGTTTTAAACCTGTTGGGAAAGTTGGCGGAAACCCTTTTAACGGTGCAATGTCAGAATATGCAATTAAAACTGACTATGCTACCGCTATGTACCAAGGGGACCTTGTAATATTTGCAAGTGGATATATTAATATATCTGCTGCAGCTACTGCAGGTAACATGGTAATGGGAGGGTTGAAGTACGATGACTCAACAACTAATAAACCTACTTTTAAAAACCACTTTAATGGGACAGCACTAAGTACTACAACGGGAGTTGTATTTCTTTATGATGACCCATATCAAGTATATGAGGCGCAAGGCGACTCAGCAACAGCAACAACTCAGGCAATAGTTGGAACTTATTGTGATCATATCAAAACTCACGGCGGAAACAGTACAACTGGTATTTCTGGCGATGAAATTGATGTGTCCGATACAGCTACCACTTTATCTGGTGTAAAAATTCTAGGACTTGTTCAAAAACCTGGTAATTCACACGCAGCACATGCCGACTTGAGATGTTTCATAGCTGAAGCAGCGCACATTAACTAAGAATAGCAGGAGGACATAAAAAATGGCTATATCAAGACAACAACTAGCAAAAGAGCTAGAGCCAGGTCTGAATGCATTATTCGGACTTGAGTACAAACAATACGAAAACCAGCATACTGAAATCTTTGATAAAGAATCTAGTGATAGAGCTTTTGAAGAAGAAGTAATGTTATCTGGTTTTGGTGAAGCAGCTGTTAAGCCAGAAGGTTCTGGTGTTCAGTATGACGACGCGAACGAGTCTTTCACAGCTCGTTACACTCATGAGACTATCGCTCTCGCTTTCTCAATCACTGAGGAAGCTGTTGAAGATAATCTTTATGATAGTATCGCTAAGCGTTATACTAAAGCACTAGCACGTTCTATGGCTCAAACTAAGCAAATAAAAGGAGCTAACATCCTTAATAACGCTTTCACTTCAGGAACAGGCGGGGACAGTCAATATCTAATTGATACTGACCATCCAACTATCGCTGCTCCTAGTGGACTTGCGAATGAGCCGTCAACTGCTGCTGACCTTAACGAAACATCAATTGAAGCGGGACTAACTGCTATTGGTAACTTCAAAGACGAGAGAGGCTTTAAAATTGCAGCTCGTGGTATGAAACTAATTATACCAGCTGACCTACAATTTACGGCTGAACGTCTTATGGCGTCTAACCAAAGAGTTAGCACTGCTGATAATGATATCAACGCTATCAAATCAAAAGGAATGCTTCCACAAGGATACGTGGTAAACAACTTCCTAACTGATACTGATGCTTGGTTCATTAAAACTGATGTGCCTAACGGTCTTAAAATGTTCGAAAGAGCAGCTATTAAGACAGCTATGGAAGGCGACTTCGATACAGGTAACATGAGATACAAAGCTAGAGAAAGATACAGCTTCGGCTGGTCTGACTGGCGTGGTATTTACGGTTCACCAGGCGCATAATCAGCGTTAAGTTAAAAGCTTAAGAGGGGCGCTTCGGCGCCCCTTTTTTATTGCTTTTAATATTTAAAAGAGTATATTTATCCCACTACACATTTTAAAAATAGTCAGCATAGACTCGTGTAGTAGACAATGTCTCATACTATGTTGGCGGAAAAGGAGACCTATATGGCTAAAACAACTTTTTCAGGTCCATTAAGATCTGAAGACACATTTAAAACTGTCAGTAAAAATACTACTACTGGAACGGTTACTGAAATCATTACTATGGGTGACGGACCCGTTACATTAGGAGATGAAGATACAACTCTTACTAATGCTACACATAGTGGAAGACTACTTGTAGTTCCGGGTATTTCAGCAAATAGAACACTTACATTACCTTCACCAGTTGCTGGTGCACACTTTAAATTTATTTATGGTGGCGCTGCAGAAGAAGCAGAAAACCTTATCTTTGATACAGGTGCTAATGCTAATTACTTCATTGGTGGTGTCGTTCATGCAGATTCAAATGCTGATAATGTAACTATTTATTCTGATGGAAACTCTAACTCAAAATTAACTCTTACAGACTTCGGTGGTATGGAGATTAATATTTTGGCTAAAGATAGCACTAACTGGCTTATCTGGGGTTACTCAGAAGGTGCAGACGCACCTGCATTTGCAGACCAATAATAATAACAATGTGGGCGCTTAGGCGCCCACAGTTTCTTGATTAAGGAGGGAAACACATGGCAGACACAGTAACAGGACCAACAATCCTACAACAAAACGATAATCGTGTTACGATTAAGATAGTTAATCAATCAGACGGAACAGGTGCAACAACCGTATTCGGTGATGTTTCAGCAATGACTGCGAGAGACGATGGAACTTCTGTAGCACACTTAGCATTACTTAGAGTTTGGTTTTCTTGTCAAGGTGGAGATGGAGGAGACTCTTATGCTCGTCTAGACGAAGAAGACGATGATGGTGATATTCCAATTATTGGATTAACCGGAACTGGCTATTGGGATTTTAGAGAGTTTGGAGGAATACCAGCTGATAAATCAAACAACACTAACGAAAGTGATGTTAATCTTGTAGTTCCAGGCGCCGCTGATAGTGGTAACATGTACACAGTTATAGCTGAATTCCAAAAAATTTATTAGGAGTAGGGTATGCCGAATACTACTTCTGGCTCAGCAACGTTCGATAAGACTTTTTCTATTGAAGAGATCATAGAAGAATCTTATGAAAGAATAGGCGTTCAAGACCTTAACGGATACAGATTAAAATCTGCTAGACGTTCTTTGAATATTATGTTCCAAGAATGGGGCAATAGAGGATTGCATTATTGGGAATTAAGAGAAACCAATATTGACTTAATTGAAAACCAAGCTGAATATCATTTCTTTAGAAGCGCAGCCGATGACACTTCTGATAGTAATAGAGCTCAAGCAACTACCAATCAAACAGCATCTACTATCTATGGAATGGATGATATATTAGAAGCAACTTACAGAACAAACCGTACTCAAAGTACACAGCAAGATACAGCGATGACTAAGATTGATCGTTCAACTTATTCTGCTCTAGCTAATAAATTAAGCACAGGTCAACCAACACAATATTATGTACAGAGATTCACGGACCGCGTAACGGTTAGCGTTTATCCTGTTCCTAATTCAACAGCAGCATCTAAAGATATGCATTTATATTATGTTAAGAGAATCGAGGATGCCGGAGATTATACAAATGCTGGTGATGTTCCTTATCGTTTTGTTCCATGTATGGTTGCTGGATTAGCATTCTACTTAGCACAAAAAGAGAAACCAGAATTTGTTCAACAATTAAAATTGTTATACGAAGATGAATTAAACCGTGCATTGGTTGAAGATGGTTCTTCGACTAGTACACATATAACCCCGAAAGCGTATTACCCAAGTGTCTAATTTTGCATCAGGAAAAAAAGCACAAGCAATATCCGATAGGAGCGGTATGGCGTTTCCATATAATGAAATGTTAAAAGAGTGGAATGGTATGCTAGTTCATCGTTCAGAGTTTGAATCAAAACATCCACAATTACAACCTAAAGCTCATAAAGCAGATGCACAAGCTTTAAAAGATGCAAGAACAGATAGAACAGAAAATGATGTTCTTATTCTATTGCAACCAGATCCGTTTGAAACAGTTTCAGCAAGTGCAAGCTATATCAATGTATATGAAAAAGGACACGGACGTTCTACAGATGATACAGTTAGATTTAGAGGACCTTATAAGACAGGTTCTTTTCAAACACCTGCAACTTTTGATGGAATAACAGGGTCTAATTTGACTAAGTCTGCTGGTTATTCTATAACTGTTGGTAAGCGAAGTTCTAGTGGAAGTGTTAGTGAGACTGCAGACTATTATTATTTTAGTGTTGATACAGACACAGCAACTTCAGGTGGAATAAAAGGAGGAGGGAACAACTGTTCTTCAGGACCAGTAACCCTAGTAAAATAGTATGACAACATATTCAGAATTAGTAACACAAATAAGAGAGTATACAGAAACAGATAGTAATGTACTAACCACTACTATTATTAACGACATGATAGAGCATGCTGAAATGAGGCTTTATAGGGAGCTTGATCTAGATGTTTATAAAAAGAATGCAACAGCAAGCTTAACTTCCGGGACACCTTTTGTAACTTTGCCTGGAAGTATACCAACCAATTTTAGTGCTATAAGAATTGTAACTATATACAGTCCAAGTGGTTCTCTTGGTGGTCTAACAGATAGTGAAAGACGTGTTTTACGTAAAAAAGACGTATCTTATCTATCAGAGTATTGGCCAAACAGGACTACAACAGGTATTCCAAAATACTATGCAAATTATGATGAGGACTCAATACTTATTGCACCAACGCCAAATGCAGCTTATACTATAGATCTAGAGTATAGTGCTCTACCAACAGGATTGAGTTCAAGTAATACGACTACTTGGATCAGTAATAATGCACCAACT